TGTCCCTAGAACAAAGCCAACATGAATGATTACGAGGTCAAACCTCACTACATCACTCCTCAAGGATTGTTTTCGGAAAGATTACATGCATAATATAATCAATCGGAGGAAAGGATACTACGGATAACTGGTTCCCCTTATGGGTGTTATTGAGTTACATACGGACACCAAGCATGTTATGCATATGAGCATTCACATCATCCGTGGTGTGTCTCTCCGTGTCCTCGCCTTTGGTGGAGACGTTCCCATCAAGTCCAAACATTTTGTTTTCAACATTCTTAAGGGCCGCTGCCTTCATCTGAAGGTGGGCTTCCCTTGCTCTATCTGGTGTTCGTGAGGTGATTTCATAGAAATCAAATGCATACCTCGCCAAACTAAAATCTCTCAAATTACGCTGAAGTCCGTACCTTGGCATGTACGGTTGTTTCGAGTTTCGCATTTCAATATATGCTTCAGCCATGTTACTGAAATGAGCCATTATCTGCCTAAATGTGGGCTTTGCATGTTCAATCAACGGACGGATCGGGTACTCGACTTGTTCACTCCCATCCATCATAACCCACACTCCATTTATATTTGGTGAAGTGCCATTTTCTATGCACCAAACCATTAACCCATTGAGAAGAAGGGACATACCATTCTCGTCAACTTCGTATTCTTCTGTGACCCTTTTGTACCACTCGTCAAATTGTTTCTGTGTTGATCTTGTGTTGTACAAATGTGTTTGTTCTGGTTCATACCTCAATAGATGGTCAAGATTCATGACAACCTTTCCTGCACTCTGTGGTGCTCTCATCTTCCCAGACATTGACTTAAACCGTGGAATTGTGAAGAGACCTGTGGTGCCAACGTCCACGTCCTGATCTTTGTCCTTCGTCTGCTTCCCGTCCTTTTGCGCACCAGTGGAAGGTATTGAGCTTGCTCGCCCCTGGGTTCCCCTTCCGGCATCCACAGTCTCACCAGATTGGTGCCGTACTTCCATATCGTTCTCATTAATGTCAACATCATAAAGTGCGTCGAGATATCGCAACAATTCATCGTCAGCCACTTCTTCTAGTGTGTACAATCGCCTCAGTGCTGTTTCTGAGATGTATGGCGCGCCACCCATCTTCGCAATTTCGCTGTAAGGAGCTTGTTCTAGCACCCATGCATAGAATTTCCGGATTTCGTGCAGCAAACGTGTATGACCCCACGCTTCTATCATTGATGCACATATCGCCTCCAGTCTATGTTGTGGTTCTACTGATCGATCCCATTCAAGTATAGATACAATTCGTTCTTCCTCAAGCTTTGGGATGTACATATCGTCAATTAAATGTCCTCGTTGAGACATGAACCACACGTCACCTTTGTCTCGAGATCGACTAGTGAAATCGTACTTAAGACCAAATTCCAGGAAATCTTGTGCTAGCCTATCAAGTATGTGCTCATGTGCAGGCTCAACTGCAAGTAGCAAATCATCCCCATTCACAAAATACCTACACACGTTATCCTGTTCATCAAATGGAATACCCTCCTTCCTAAGTGAGTGCATCAAAACTAATATGACCATTAAGGTATTATCAACAACTGTTGACGGCTGGCCACTATTATTCCCTTTGAACTTCTTAATGATGGTTCCATCTGGTGTTGCAATCGGTGTGTAGATAATCTCGGTGTATAGATTACTCAGCATTTTCTCACCAATATCCCATTCTTCGATAAATCGCAAACGCAATTCAAGTATTGCATTCAACAAGTATGGTGATAATGAACTATCAAATTGTGATCCATCTGCATCACAATACACCCAACCATCTGGAAGTAATTTCAACATTCGGTCCCATCCCTTGAAAAACTTTGTCATGCCAACACTCCATGGTCCTTTAAGATGGAAGTTATAAAACTGGTTGTTGAAATCGTCCACACAAGCTTTCCCACCCAACAAAGTGTCTAATGGTGCTGCTGTAAAAGTGCGCGTTTTGTTCAGCTCAACCTTCTCTTTAGGTCTTAGCTCTGCCTTGAGTGATCCGTTCCAAACCCCAAACTGACCAGTGTATAGTCGTTCACAACTTTGCTTTAAAATTTCTGACTTATCACTGTCTTGAAAATCTTTGAAATAATCACGCTTTTTCCCCCCATACAATGCACCAACCGCTGATTTCATATTTAATGAATCGAAGATCGCTTGTTGATCAAGTACATATACACAATCTTCAAAGCCAATATTTCTGAGCTTCTCCTCAAAGGCATCTAGTGTCTGCTCAAAAAGAGTGGTGTCAACAACGCCAACTTCAATTGTGGTTGAGTACTTCATGATATCATTCAAGTAAGCTGCTTTATTTAAGCGGCTTTTCTGATATGCTCCAAGCTTGGGTTTGAAGTACTCAAGTTCTTCTGGGTGAGTTGATAAATATAAATTGAAGAGTGCGCACTTCCCTTTATATGTGTGTTTCGTCACCAGATTTCCAGGACAACGCGCTACCGCTTTCAAATTTCCTTTCAATTCACATTCCACCCAGTTGTCGGTGTTTGCCTGCACACGAACACTCGTATCAGCCAAATCAGTGACTAGCTTGCTAGTCTTGAATAATCCACATGGCATGCTCCGAGTGAGTTTTAGTCCACCCCAACAAACTTCATTCTCGTTGTACTTCCATCCCTGAACCCACGCTAAGTTCTCAGGCGTTTTCAAAACTGAATTCTCAAAATCACCGGGTAAATTTGCAAAGTAATTCACAGTTGAGTAATTGCTTGCTAAACTATGAATTCCAATAATAAAACCATCACGTGTGCTCACCAGTGGTAGCCCACACTGTCCATCCTTTGTATCTATCCAGTGCTTCCAAAATTTACTGCCAATTTCTGGCACTGTGATGCTGCTCTCAGAGATCATGCTAGATATGGATTTGTCCTGAAAATTCGAACCAACCATGCAAATCTTCTCGTTTTGCTCTGGAAGCCGGAAACGAATTCTCTGTGGAAATGGTGGAAAATCTTTCGGCATCCGTATAATCATTAGATCATATCCCTTGCACGGAAACACACTCATTGTTGTCGTATTACGAATCAGAAAATCCCCATGTCGTGATATCACCCGGAGTTCGCCATTGTTTCGCTGAAGGAGGTGCTGATTTGTTATAATTAATCCTCCATATCCAATTCCAAAGATACTGGTTTTCACACCGTCCGAATTATTTTCAAGTCTGCAGACTACACTTGCTACTGCATTGTAATCCCTAAGGCCTCTAAACAGTGATTTTGCTTCGTGTGCCACTTCATCATTGAACTCATTCTCAGCTGGTATCCTTGATGCGTCAACTGATACTGGCGTTCCCGTTTGTCTCAATTCAAACTCTCGCTCTGGGAATTTGGCAATTGAGTTAGAATTCTTACACATAAGTCTTGGATTATGTGGTGTGAGATCCACTTTCAATGCTGCCGTTGCCAAATTCTTGATATAGTATGCTTCAATTCCAGGTTTTGTGCCTAGATAGAGTGGATCCAAGTCTCCATTCTGGATTGCTAATATTCGGACTTCCGAGAAATGATCCTGCACAAGTTTTATATCTGTAATTGGACTCTCATCTATGGTGTTACCAGTCAAGGGATCAAGATATCGAACAAAACTATACTCAGTTGGGTCAAAACCATACATATTAACAAACTTCCTTCTCGCTGTTCCCATGCCTTTTGTGTGAACGCCTTTCAATTTTGCCTTCTTCTCATATGCATTTCCAAAGTAGTGTGTCATGACACCATCGTCACCATACACTTCCTTCCCAAGTTTTTCATCACGTGCCTTCTGAAACTTCAATTTTTGTCGCTGCCTTTTGTTAAATCCTTGATGATACACTTTCTTCTCGTACATGTTTTTAAAATATGTGTATGTCATCCAAACGCCACCAACGAACAAGGGCACTAGCAAGAATAAATCTTGAGTAACGAGTGATTTATTCCATCGTCCCTTTAATGCAAGCTCACAGGCAACCTCATTCACGCCTTGATGTTGCACACATCGTAATGCTCCGTGTTTCTCGATTTCATGATTCAGTAGATGCCTATTAACCTCACCAAATGTTGCATCATCGCGTAAATTGTTGAACTCCTGAATTTGTGCTTTTGCTGCATGGAGCACCCCAAGATTTTCAGTTGAGTAGTCATGTGCATAGCGTGAGCGAATCTTTTGGACTATTGAATCCAGACTAAAACCTCCACGAACACTTGACGATGTTGTGACTGCCTTAAAGTATGCTTGTTTTTCTGTTTCTTGCACAATCAGAGCGTCCAGGATGTTCAGAGTTCGTGGAATTGCAGTCAGGTCTGTTTGCAAGGTGTAGGCGATCTTACATGCACTTGCACTCGAAATCCGCCCGAATCCAGAATCTGCTTTATACTTCAGTACACACTCCCAAATGTTCTTATGCACCAGGTCCGGAATGTCTCTCATCTTAAACGGCAATTTTACGTCTGGTTCTAACTCCATTGATGTCCCAACCATGCCATACTCGCGTGCACTAAGCCACATGCATACCTTACTTGAAGGTATAGCTAACTTATTCAAAATTATTTCAGACTCACGCAACTTATATTTCTTTAAGACATTATGAATGGCTGGGTGCATGCTACCATCAAATCGAACTAAATCAACCATGTAAAATGGCGACAGTTCAAATTGCAGCATTGTTCGTGCTTGCCTCACTGTACAATTTGCCAAAATACTTGTTGTCACATTTTGTGTCATGATGGGCAAGCCATATACAAATGAAAGAAATGCTGCCTCTGTGGCAACAATTTCAGGTATCCCCAACAATCCTTTCTCCGTCCACCCAATCCTCAGTGCTGTTCCTTTCTGAAACCGCCCGACACGTCCGAGTCTCTGAATTCGCTCTCCATAACTGATACTCGTTATGCTGTATCGAATGCAACGGTTGTCAATGTCAAGATTAGGAGTAACTTTTGTTCCAAAATCAACCACGACATCAACATCAAGAGTTACTCCATTTTCGATAATATTCGTTGCAACAATAAAATGTTTCTTCATTGAAGTCCCATGTGTCTTGATTGATACGTTCCCCAACTTCATTGTTCTTCCATCCACTTTTGTTACGTCATAGCCCTTATCAATGAGCTGTTTACTCAATTTATCAACTTCATTGTAACTCGCCACATAGATAAGAATGTTATTCCCATGTTGTATGACGTCAGCATTTGCCCCAGTGCCCTGTGCTTGTACAAACTGTTGGAAGGATAAGGATTCCTCTGGCTTGACTGTCACTGCGAATTCGGTTGTGAACTCAACCTCTCTACCTGGTGGTGTTGCTGAAACTTTAATAAGTTTGCCTTCAAAATTATGCATGTGCAACAAACCCACAAATGCCATTGCATTACTGTCATTCACATGGCACTCATCTATAATAATGAATGCATATTCCTGCAACGTAAGCGGGTTATTTGCGCAATAATGCAATGCAAAACCACTCGTCATTATTGTAATTGGGGTTGAACCAAAAGTGCTCATACCACGCATTCTCAAAGTTGGTGACACATTAAATGGCTCACCATGCAATTGTCTACTCACATTTTCTGCTAATGGTCTAGTTGGTTCAATCAATAAAACCCCTCCCTTGCCGTACAAATGGTAGGGTAGCCCCGTTGATTTCCCCGATCCAACTGCACCTCTAAGCAGAATTTCTTTGTGTGGCCCATGTGCAATTGTATTTGCCACGTGTGCCGCAGTTTTTCGCGTGAACTCCATGAAGTGGCCGCCTGTTCGATAGTGTGGTATAACATTATTCCTTTCTATTTGATTAGCCCACCACATCTTGAATGTGTGGTCAATTGACATATTTCCTGGAACGACGTCACCATCTAGTTCGAAATCCACATGTAGATTACGCTCTGAAAATTCATCCTTTATATCATCAAGCGCTTGATGTTTAACATCTGAATCGATAGAAGACATCAAGCTCTTAACTTTTGATAAAGCACGATGGACGTAATCGCTTCTCTCATTGTCAAATACCATCATTACCAGAGCCATGAATGCAATTACTCGTTCCAATTCAACTTCACACTCCTTCTTCGCCTGAAGCCTTACAAAATTTTTGCCATATATCAGTTCAAGAAGCGGCTCGTTCAAGTCCGGACATATCTCAGCCACATACGAGATGAATTCTTCTGTATGCGGTAAGTCTTCCTTTCCTTTGACAAATTCTCTATACAATTTATTAATTCGTTTCTGATTTTCCCCTGCCTTAATGTTCGCCTTCATTTGCTGTAGGCTATGAAATGATTGAAGTATGGCACGAACCCCACCTATTATGCTCAAAAGTGTTGTTAAAATTAAACTGAACGTCAAACAATTCATCAAATCAGGTGCAAAGAACCGAGCAGTTCCAAGAGCCAATCTTGTCGTACTTGTGCGCGCTCGCAATGTCATGGTGCTGATCTTCTCACAAGTATATGAGAACGCTGCGGAACCCATTCTTTTAACGATACCAAAGGGTGTGTTCCAACATACAACGCTTGCTGTGGTCAAATCTGGAGACTCTTGTGGGACCACTTGCTCGCCAATATGCACAAACCATTTTCGACAGTCGCGTGTTGATAAAAATTTTTCCCGCAAGCTCAATGCGTCCCATGAATCCTGCAAAGCCCGTGCATAAGTTTTTTCCAAATAGCGCTTCGTTTCATTTCTGAATGTAGCATAGCCCTGGTTAACAAGCTCCAAGTCTGCAGTCATTTGAGTTGCCATTGTCTCAAGGAGCATATACGCCCGCGCCCTGCCATCACTTGCATCTGGAACCTGTTCAATTAAACTCAATGCACTAGATGCATTTGATTCAAGAATTTGGTATTGACTGATAACACATTTTGAGCCTGATACTTTTCGTGCGAGTGAAGCATACAAATTTATCAAGGATGATAGGTTCATGTTCTTTGTTCCAAGATAATGGATGGCCTTCTCAAAAGACCCACTGTTATACATTGCCATCAAAATAGTTGGTGACACTAACGCACATAAAAGTGCATATGGTTCTTCCAGTAACAACTGTTCCATCATACGTGGCCTATAAACTGCTCTCACAAGTTTATTTACTGAGACTTGTGCAAGATCATCGACACACCCTCCAACTGCGTAGTGTTTCATCTCTGATTCCATTGCATCGGATGCAAATTGGATAAATTGACTCACTGTATTCGCTTTCAATATATGATAACCAGTCGTCTGCGAACCATATGAATCAATTACATGCATTGTTTTTGTTTTATGGTCTACAAAAATCTTTGGTAACTCCGCGCTCTGGGTTCCAGGACAGAAAATTGTGAGCATATAACAAGCGGTTGCCACATCAATTGCCATTGGCCACTTGCCAAGTTGCGGGACAATCTTGTCGCGCACCATCTTTGTAAAATCTTTTGCTTTTCCTTCATCAACGTTAACCAACATCGCCAAGAAGATGTTTATATAACAGTACCCCGCTTTTGCAATGTACATTTGTTGATTATCTGTCTCTGGCAGGTCTATATACTTTGCATCACCAGTATTGCCGACGACAAGATGGTGTTTCGTCGGTGCGCGTGTATCAGTTAATTGTGGTGTTCCGTCCTCATTCGTCACGCAGCAACAAGGGTACACAAAATTGCTATTCATCTTACTAATACAATGTTGCCCTAAATCAAACGGTTCCACTTGTTCACCAACCATGTGCCTGCGAAGTGCCTCAAAATTTGTTGGTACAATTAAATTACCAATCGCTAGCTTACGCGTGCCGTTTGGAAATTCACGAACCATATACTTGTCGTACCCATCCTCTGGTTTAACAACCTCAAAGAAATTGTTAAAGAAGCGCTTGGCATGGTAACCTCGCTCACCCCATAAAAAGTTTCCATTCTTATCACGTTGGTTATCACACAATAAAACTGGATTAATCATTGTCTTGCTTGAAACTTTATTACGAAATGAGCTCAAGCATCCCTTTTTAATGTTTTCCGTTCTGTTCTTATGATAACGAGCAATTTCCCTCAAGTGCTCATGTGCTGCCTTGTAGTCATTCGAAGTAGCCGAACCTCCCTTTATTAGCAGTTCATTTAATTTATTAATGTGGGAAACTGGTGCCTCTTTCCGATCGTTCATCATACGTGTAATGTCAGCAAAAGCCTCATAGTTAGGATTATCTGCTCGATTCATCCGTGGCAACATCTTCATAATGTAGCCTACGTGCTGGAATGAACTAAATGACCTAAGTGCTTCGCCTTTTGTTCCTCTAAGATTGGATAGGATTTTATCACAGACCTCGTCCTCACTCAAATCACAAAATTCTTGTACACACTTAAGACACGTGATCCTGCCACAAGGGTAAATTATTTGACATAGTAATGCTGACACACTGCCACAGTCTTCAACTGACAAATTAGAAGTACATTGGTGCTCTGGTATAACACGATGTTCGAGAAAAGTTTTATTGAAACCCCTCCAAAATACATCCCCAACACTTGTATAATGCCGCATACCAAGAACTAATTCTTTGCTCATCTTTCGTCTTGCATCATATATAGTTCCTTTATAACTTCCTCGAACTATAAAAGCTTCACCTACACTTGAACTAAATGAGCCCTGAAGTTTCCTCTTTTGCAATACGAAACCACTCATTCCTGGCCTCACATTTCTGTGCGAATGAACATAGTTCCATGTCACTCGTTTTGCAATGTGAAGTAAAAGTTGCATGTTCCAAGTTGGGATTATGACATCTCGCTGTGGCTTCAATCCAGTCATGTGTGCAAGGTGCACTTGCACATATTTCCTCCCTTCATGCTGTACAACCCGTACAGTGTTCCGCTTAGTGCCAATAATCTCTATTGGACACGCTTGCTTCCTTTTCACTATATTCGTGATTGCACCAACTAAATTTTCGAGACAAACACGTGGCGTACGCACACGCTTAATCTTCCTTCTTTCAGCTCTTTTCACCGGTGCTGGCCACTTGACTCCAGTTATGTCCTCCCCAGTGGTCTCACGCACATTCATAGTTATGTATGAGTGTATTTGGGAGACCGTGTGCTCAGTCTCTAGAAATTTGTGGAACTCTCTTTCCTGTTCCACTACCTTTGCCTGGGCACATGCTTGACGCGCCCTGTACTTGATGGCTTCCTCGCCCTTCAAATACCTATACGCAAATCGCCCCTGCGAAAGCTTGCGTACCACTCGCGGCTTTTCAGTCCTTTTTACTGCGTACGCTGCGTCAAATGATGCAAGTGTACGCTCAATTTGGATTTGTTGGGCCTTTACATTTTCCAAAACTATTTTCTTGGAAACGAAAGGTGGTGGGATTGCCACAGTAACAACCTTTGAGCGCTCCAGTTGCGCTTTCGTGGCTTGTGCGATATCGAATGCAGTGATGCTTCCTCGAACTATAAAAGCTTCACCTACACTTGAACTAAATGAGCCCTGAAGTTTCCTCTTTTGCAATACGAAACCACTCATCCCCCCCCCCTCCGCCTGCTAACTGTACGAGATC